TTCGAGGCCGACATGCTGTGCCTGGCGCACGCGCTTCAGACCCTCGTCGAGCGCGGAAACAATCAGTTGATGCCGCACTGGGCGGCGATCATCATCGACCTGGAAGGCATTCAGGCCTGGTGCTCCGACGCGATCAACGACGAAGCGGCCGATGCCATCGCCCGCGAACTGATTACGGCGCAAGCCTGGGGCGGGATCTGACCATGCGCAACTACCTAACCGCACTCGCCAGCGGATGGCGCGCAGGCAAAAAGCAAGCGCGCAAGCGCCTCACCGAACTGCAGCGCGACGATGCCGCCAAGCGGTTGCTGCGCGAAGTCAACAAGCGGGATGGCGTCATCGCGTCGAAACCCGGCGCCATCACGCACGCGGAATCGGTGGCCGAGCTGAACGAAATCCGCGCGATCCTTCACCCACCCGAGCACAGCGCTGAGACGGTGCCGGCAGTCATGCCGATACGGGGACCACAGGACGCGGCGTCATGAAGCCCGATGGTGGTCCGGCGTTTCCATCGCACGGAACGATGGGCGAGGTAGCTCACGAGGGCATGACCCTGCGCGACTACTTCGCGGCCAAAGCAATGCAGGGCGAACTGGCCGCAATGCAAGACCCAGCAGGCGAAGTTTGCGGCGTGGCTCTCGACGCCCCGGCTGACACACTAGCGCGGCTGACAACGCACTACTACAGACTGGCCGACTTCATGCTGAAAGCGAGGGCGCAATGACCGCACCATTCGACCCCGCCAAGGCTCGCCGCTTTGACCCGCTCGTGCGCCGTTCCGCTCGCCACCCCTTCGAGCACGCGGCGCCGGCCGACTACGCGGCCAGCATCGAGGGGCCACGCGAAGACCGCCGGCCGGTGGCCCCGGTAGCCCCAGTGCGCCGCGCGAGCACGTTGTACAAGGTGCTCGTGGCGCTTGTCGCGGTGCCCACGCTCTACCTAGCCGGGCGGCTCATCATCGCGCTGATCCGGGCGGCATCATGACGCGCTGCAACTGCAACTGCAACCGCAGCCGGCAGGGCCGGGCGATTTGTCCTACTCCTGAGCGCTGCGACGCTGAAGAAATGCACATGACCGATCCACAACCCTCCAGATGGCGCTGGCTCGCGGCCGTGCTGCGCTGGATTCTCAACTCACCCAGGACCACACCATGAGCGCCACCGTCTATCAGGAATCCACGCCGCTGGCCGAGCCAGTGTTGCAACCCGCTGCGGCGCAGGCCATGCAGGCCATGCAGGTCGTGCCGCAGAGCAACGTCACCACGCCGGCCGACCTGCTGCGCATCGCGATGCAAAGCGACGACAAGAACCTCGACCGGCTTGAGCGCCTGATGCAGATGCAGGAGCGCTACGAGCAGGCCCAGGAGCGCGAGCGGCTGCGCCAGGCCGAATTGGCATTCCGCCGTGACTTCGCGCTGTTTCGTGGTGAAAACGTCATCATCCCGAAGACCCGGCGCGTCGATCGCGGCAAGGCGGGCTCGTTCGACCAAGCCGAATTCGACGTGGTGTGCCGCATGTTGTCGACGAAGTTGTCGGAGCACGGCTTTGGATTTCGCCACGATCAGAAGTTCGGATCGAAGCCGTGGACGACCGACGGCGTGATCAGCGACATTCCGTGGGTTACCGTGAAGTGCTTCCTGGAACACCGTGAAGGCTTCCGCGAGACGCTCGAACTCGAAGGGCCAGCAGGCGACCTCTCGGCCAACACCCCGGTGCAGAACATGCAAGTGACGGCCAGTTACTTCAAGCGCCAGTCACTTCTGGCCCTCACCGGCACGGCCACCGGCGGAGAGGACGATGAGGGCCGGCTCGCCAAGAGTAAGGCAGGCCAGCTAGCCGCCGACGCTCCCGCAGTCGCCCCAGCGAGCGACGCGCTTCTGCAATCCGGGCGCGATGCCTCGATGCTTGGCATGAAGGCGCTTACCGCCTGGTGGGCAGCGCTGACCGCCGCGCAACGCGAGTCGCTCACTGCCGACTTTGGGGCGATGCGCAAGGCTGCCAGCGCCGCCGACAAGATGGGAGCCGCAAAATGATCGTGCTCGACCACCCGCAGGGAAGTGAAGATTGGCTGCAAGCGCGTGTCGGCGCCTGCACCGCGTCGCGCTTCGTGGATGCGCGCGGCAAGTTGACCAGAAAGAGCAAGAACGGCGACGTCGGCGATCCGAACGGGGACGCGATTGGCTACGCCTGGCTGCTGGCGATGGAAACGATTGCGCGAGAGCCGCTCGACGACACGTTCGTCACCTACACCATGCGCCGCGGGCGCGAACTGGAGCCCTACGCGCGCCGGCTGTACGAGGTCCGTACCGGCGCGGTTGTGGAAGAGGTCAGTTTGATTCTGAGCGACGACGAGCGTTTTGGATATTCGGCGGACGGCTTCCGTGATGATGACGGACTCGTCGAGATCAAGTGCCCGATGTCCTGCGAGAAGATCGGCGCAGTGTGGGAGAGCCCCGAGACGGCGCACGTTGAATATCTTGACCAGATCAACGGCGGCATGTGGATCACCGGCCGCAAGTATTGCGATCTGGTTGTCTACTGCCCCTGGCTGGCCCCGGTGGGCAAAGACCTGTTCGTCAAGCGCATCCACCGCAACGAGGAAGCGATCCAGGCGCTCGAAGATGACCTCGTGAAGTTCCTGCGCATGGTCGACCGTTTTCTCGCGGTGCTGCGCGCGCCGGCCAAGATGAGCGGCAACCCGAAGGAAGCGCCGCAAGCGCCCAGGGTAGCGAACGCGCCGGCCGCATTGCCGACTGACATTTTCACCTGAGACAACAACACCATGAACGAATCTACCGCGTTTCCAGAACTCGAACTGCTCGATACGACCGAGCAGCGCCCCGGTGCCATCGTCACCCTGACCCACACCGCCCTAGCCCCGCTGCGCGCGATCGAGCGCGATCTACGCGCGTTGGCCGAGCGCTACCGAGACGTGGCCTTTGACCTCAAGACCCCGAAGGGCTTAGCGGCAATGAAGGCTGCGAGGCACGACTTGCGCGAGAACGGGCGCTACCTCGTGCAGCGCGCCATGGTGAAGTGCAAGGATGAGGCCAATGCAGCCAAGAAGGCAGTTGACCAGGAAGCCGTGCGACTCGTGGCGATCATTGCGCCGCGAGAGACGGATTTCGATACCGCCATCGCCGCGCGCGAAGCGGAACTCGCCGCCGAGAAAGCCGAGCGCGATCGCATCGAGGCCGAGCGCGTAGCCAAACACCGCGCCGGCATCGAGCGCATTCGCTCCTACGTGGCGCAGGCGCAGGGCAAGACGGCGGAGCAGCTTCGCAACGGCCTCGGCATGCTGCAAGCGTTGTCATTCGGGGACGAGTGGCAAGAGTTTGCTGCCGAGGCTGCTCAGGCGCGGGGCGATGCGGTCAAGGCGCTGGCCGAGCTGCACACGATCGCCCGCGAGCGCGAGTCGGAAGCCGCTCGCATCGAAGCCCAGCGCATCGAGCAGGCCCGCGTGGCGGCAGAGCAGGCTGAGCGTCAGCGCCGGCTCGATGAACAGGCTGCGGAACTCAAGCGACAAGCCGATGAGATTTCCGCAGTGCGCGCCGCCGAGGCTCAGCGCGCGGCCACGGCAAGTATCCAGGCCGCTGCGCCGGCACCACCACCGGCCCCGCAGCCTGCCGCTACGCCCCTGCCGACGATTATGCCGACCGCCGCAGCGTTGCCAAAGATCGTGCAACCTACCCCGGCCGTGGTGCCTACCCTCAAGGTTGGGGAAATGAGCCGCCGCCTTGGCTTCAGCGTCTCTGGTGAGTTCGTCGAAAAGACGCTTGGATTCGCGCCGGCGTCGACGGTGAAAGCATGGGGCCTGTGGCAAGAAGCCGCGTGGCCCCTGATCTGCAAGGCGCTGGCCGATCACGTCCTGGCCGCCAGCATCACCGTGCGCTGACCATGCAAAGCAAAGGCAAGCGCGCCATGACCGCAGGCGAGCGCGAGCACGTCACCTGGATCAAGGGCATGCCCTGCGCATGCTGCGGCGCGGATGGACCGTCAGAGGCGCACGAGATAGAGCAGGGCCTGTGGTACCTGAGCATCCCACTGTGCCCGAGCTGCCATCGCGGACCCCTAGGGCTCCATGGCACCAAGGCGCACCTGAACGTGCGCAAGCTCACGGAACTGAAGATGCTGAACGAGACCTATCGGATGCTGGTGCCATGAGCGACAAGCGCACCTTCTACCTGGTTCACGACGTTGCCCGCGCCGGCGCCGTGGATGCCGTCAGGAACGCGCCTGCTGGCTTCGTGGTCACGATCCAGCCCAAGACCCGCACGCTCGAACAGAACGCGCGCCTGTGGGCGATGCTGGGCGAAGTCTCGCGGCAAGTCGTGTGGCACGGACAGAAGCTGACAGCGGACGAGTGGAAAACGGTTTTCAGCGCGAGCCTGAAGCGCCAGGAGGTTGTTCCCGGGCTCGACGGCGGGTTCGTCGTCATGGGCCAGCGCACGAGCAGGATGACTGTGCGCGAGATGAGCGACATGCTTGAGCTGATCGCCGCTTTCGGTGCGCAGCGTGGCGTGAAGTTCGGTGACGACGTTGCCGCAGGGGCCTCCGCATGACCAGAATTCGACAGCCATGGGATAGATTGCTCTGGGGCGTTTTGCTTCACAGCCAGGCCGAGCCGTTGCTGCTGGGCGCGGTGTGGCACGAAGCGGAGTTCGGCGGCTATGCAGGCGAGCCGTCAAGAGCGCTGTTGTTCTGCACCAGACGCCAGGCGCGAGAGTGGTGCGCGACGTGGAACGCCAAAGAGACCGCATCTGGCAC